GAAATGTATAGTAGAAAGTGGAAGTGCAGAGTACACTTACTTTACTTCTATTTCAGCATACAATTATTTCCAACAAGGAGGAGATTCATTATTAGTAACTAGAGTAGTATCGGGTTCTTACACTTCTGCAACTAGTACAAATGTTGGAAGTGGAATTGAAGGAACAACTTTAGTTGATTTAACTAATGCGGCAGTTTTTAATGCAACTGGTAGTGCTTTGGGAACATTTGCAGTTTCATCTTCAAATACAAATGTTACCGCTTCTATAGTATTAGATACAACAGCATCTTTTTCATCAACTTCTGTAACTGCGGCTGTTGGAACTTTTAATGTGGGAGATACAGTAGTATTTACTTCACAATCATTAGGAGCAACTAAACCTGATGGAACAAACTTAACATTTACATTAGTAGATGCTGATATAGCAAATGAAAATGTATTTACTTTAGAAACTTTAACAGAAGGTGCAATTGCTAATAGTGGTACAGCTACAGGAGCAAATGGAACCTTAACTAGTGGTACTAAAGATAATTTAAGATGGGAAATAGTTCAACCTGATACAGCTAAAGGAACATTTAGTTTATTAATTAGAAGAGGTGATGATACAACTACTTCTAAAACAGTATTAGAAACTTGGGCAAATCTATCTTTAGATCCAAATGCTTCAAATTATATTGAAAAAGTAATAGGTAATTCCAAACAAGTAGTAGATAATGATGGTTCTGATTATTACATTAAAAATGAGGGAACTTATAACACTTTAAGTCAATTTGTAAGAGTAAAATCCGTTAGTAAAAAAACATTAAATTATTTTGATAATAATGGAGATGCTAAAACTGAATTTACTGGATCTATCCCATTATCTTCATCAGGTTCATTTACAGGAGCTGCAGGTACGGCATTTGCTACGATAACAGGAACTTTTTATGAAAATATAGGAACAGAAACCCAAGGGTTAGTAGCGGATAATTACACAAATTCTATAAATTTATTAAACAATAAAGATTTATATAATTACAATGTTATTACAGCCCCAGGTTTAACAAGACAAAGTCATGCATCGCCTTTAACAACATTAGTAAATAATTCTCAAACTAGAGGAGATAATTTATCCGTTATAGATTTAAGAAATTATAATTCAACTTTAGCTACAGTAACAGCAGGAGCTTCAGCTGTAGATTCTTCATATGCAGCAGCATATTGGCCATGGTTACAAACATTAGATCCAGATACAGGACAACAAGTTTGGGTACCAGCTTCAACAATGATACCAGGAGTGTATGCATTTAATGATAGAGCAGGAGAAGCATGGTTTGCACCAGCTGGTTTAAACAGAGGAGGATTATCCACAGTATTAAGAACTGAAAGAGCTTTAACTAATGGTAATAGAGATACTTTATATGGAGCTAATGTAAACCCAATAGCTACATTCCCTAACACAGGAGTAGTAGTATTTGGACAGAAAACATTACAGAAAAAAGCAAGTGCTTTAGATAGAGTAAATGTTAGAAGATTATTAATAGCTCTTAAAAATTACATTTCTCAAATAGGAGATAATTTAGTATTTGAACAAAATACAATAGCTACAAGAAATAATTTCTTAGCACAAGTAAACCCATATTTAGCAAGTGTACAACAAAGACAGGGATTATATGCTTTTAAAGTAGTAATGGATGACAGCAATAACACACCAGATGTTATAGATAGAAATCAATTAGTAGGACAAATATATATCCAACCAACAAGAACAGCTGAATTTATATACTTAGATTTCAACTTACAACCAACAGGAGCTACTTTTGATGGTGCAAGTGGTGGAGCAGGATATTAAAAATTAAAGAATTAGATATTTATAACAAGAAATAAATTAGAACAACATGCCAGTATTAGATCCAAACGAAATATTTTTCACCGCCTTTGAACCAAAACAAGCGAATAGGTTTATCCTCTATATGGATGGTATTCCAAGTTTTGTAATTAAAGGATTAAGTGCAATATCAGTAACACAAGGTGAAGTAATATTAAACCATATCAATGTTTTAAGAAAGGTTAAAGGTAAAACAGTATGGAATGATATTACAATGACATTATTTGACCCAATAACACCATCAGGCGCTCAAGCCGTAATGGAATGGGTAAGATTACATCACGAATCAGTAACAGGTAGAGATGGTTATTCTGATTTTTATAAAAAAGATTTAACTTTAAATGTTTTAGGACCAGTAGGAGATATAGTTTCAGAATGGATTATAAAAGGTGCATTTGTTAAAGAAGCTACATTTGGAGATTATAGCTGGGATACAGAAAACGAAGCAAAACAAATTGAAGTAACTCTAGGAGTTGATTACTGTGTATTAAATTTCTAAAAAAAATTTACCCCTCCTTAAAGAGAGTTTGGCTATGTCAAGCTCTTTTTTTATTTTAATATGTATAATAAATTTAAGTTATGGCAGAATTCAAGTTACCCACAGAAATAGTAGAATTACCCTCTAAGGGTTTAATATATCCTGAAGATAATCCTTTATCTAGTGGTAAAATCGAAATGAAATATATGACAGCAAAGGAAGAAGATATCCTTTCAAATCAGGCATATATTGAAAAAGGGGTAGTAATAGATAAATTATTACAATCTTTAATTGTATCTGATATTAATTATAATGATTTAATTATAGGAGATAAAAATGCTATTATGGTAGCTGCCCGTATTTTAGGATATGGTAAAAATTATTCTTTTATGTATAGTGGAGAAGAAGTAGAAATAGATTTATCTATTCTAGAAAATAAAAAAGTAAATGAAAAAGATTTTCCTAAGGGAAAAAATAATTTTTCATTTACCTTACCTACAACCAATACAGATATTACTTTTAAACTTTTAACTCATAAGGATGAACAGAATATTAATAGAGAAGAAGAAGGATTAAGAAAAATAAATAAAAATCAATCTTCAACAGTTTCAACTAGGTTAAAATACATGATTACATCCATAGGAGGGGATACGGAAACAAAATCAATAAGGGAATATGTAGATAAATTTATGTTAGCCCAAGACTCCCGGGCACTAAGAAACCATATCCAAGAATTTCAGCCAGACATAGATCTGACTTTTTTTCCCCCAAATGGAGAAACTCGAAGACCCATCCCAGTTGGTCTCAACTTTTTTTGGCCTGACTTCTAATCAAGCTTTAGATTTTAGAAAAAATATATTTAAACAAATTCACGAAATAGTATTTCATGGTAAAGGTGGCTATGATTGGTATACTGTATATAATATGCCTACATGGTTAAGAAAATTTACTTTTAATGAAATCAATGAATTTTATAAAACACAATCTGAAGAAATAAAAAAATCCCAAGAAAAATCAAAAGGCGTTAAAAACGTTCTTCCTGCTAGTGGTAAAATATCTCCACCTAAATTTAAAACTCCATCAAAATCCTCATATAAGTAAATATTTATAATAAATGTATCCTGAATGGCTGATTTAGATGATTTAAAAAATAGCGAAGAAGCTTTAAAAAATATGAATAAAGAAGCAGTAGAATTTGAATCTACTGTAAATGCCATTAATCAAAAATTAAAGGAAGTAGCTAAAGAGGAAAAAGATATAGCTGATGTTGTAAATAACATAGTAAAAAACAATAAGGCACTATCCACCTCAGCAAGTAAATTATCTAAATTAAAAAAACAAGATCTTACTAGTGAAAAAGCTCAAAAAGAGCTTGCAAGGGAACAATTAAAATTTCAAGGACTTCGAGCTAAAAGTGCTGCTATTCAATCGCAACTTAGGGATCGAATAGTTAATGCAACTGAAGATGAATTAGTTGCAATAGGAAAAGTCAATGAGGCAATGGAAGATCTTGAAAATACCTCAGAGAGTGTAGAAGAAAACTTTAAAGAAGTAAATGATGCTACAGATAGAATAAATAAAGCAGCTAAAGGATTTGATAATATGGCTGAGGCTTTAGGATCTCTTCCCGGTATAGGTGCTCCTCTTTCTAAAGCATTTAAAGGTGCAGCTCAGGCTGCAAGAGATGCAGCAGCAGCTGGAAATGGTTTTGCAGCTTCATTATCCGCAGGAGCTTTACAATTAATATCATTTAAAGCTATAGGAGCTCTTTTAGTTAGTTCTTTATTTGCAGCAGATAAAAGAACCACTGAATTAGCTAAAAATTTACAGGTTTCAAAAGATGAAGCAAGAGAAATAAATGCTGATTTTGTTGAAATTTCTCAAAATAGTGGTAAAGCTTTTTTAAATGCTAATAATTTAGCAGAAGCAACAGGGCAATTAAGTTCAAATTTAGGAGTAGCTAATCGTTTAAGTAATGATTTGTTAAAAAATCAGGTATTTTTAACTAAACAATTAGGATTATCAGCTGACTCAGCAAGTGAATTAGCAGGATTATCTGTACTACAAGGAAAAAGTGCAGATGACACTAATGAAGAAATAGCAGATCAAGTAGCTGAATTACAAAAAGAAACAGGTATAGCATTAAAGTTAAATGATGTATTTAATGAAGTAAGTACAGCAAATGCGGGATTGAAAGCTGCTTTTGGATTTAATACTAAATTATTAGCTGAACAAGTAGTAAAAGTTAAACAATTAGGTTTAAATTTATCTCAGTCTGCTAATATGGCTAAACAATTATTAGATTTTGAATCATCCATATCATCAGAATTAGAAGCAGAATTACTTACAGGTAAAGATTTAAATTTAGAAAGAGCAAGATCATTAGCTTTACAGGGTAAAAGTACAGAAGCAGCAGCTGAATTAGCTAAACAAGTAGGAGGTACTGCAGAACTTTCCAGAATGAATGTTATTCAACAAGAAGCTTTAGCCAAGGCTATGGGTATGGAAAGAAATGAATTAATTGAGTCTGTACAAAAAAGAGAAATATTAGCCCAATTAGGAGCAAATAGCATTGAACAATTAAAAGAACAAGGTAGACTAGATGAATTAAGGGGAAGTGCATTAGGAGAACAATTATTAGCCCAATATGAACAAGAATCTGCAGCAGCAAAATTTGAATCTGCCGTAGTAAAAATACAAGAAGCTTTAGGTGCTATGATGGAAGGTCCTTTTGGTAAATTTGTAGATGGTTTATCAAGCGCATTAGCAAGTGGAACAGCTCTTAAAGCTATATT